AGCCACTTTCTATTAATTGTTACGTTGCCATTGTAGACAAACCCGTAATAAGAATTTTCAGGATTTAAAGTAACTCCAGAACCATTGATCACATTGTAGTATCTAATTGGGTAAATCTGATTATCTGAATCATCAAAGATTAAACCGCTATTTGCTTTACCGAAACTAATGAATGCGCTATTTTCTTGCCTCATATTATTTAATTTTTATTTTCGTATATTCTGATTATTTCCATTAGGGCGTCCTCTGTTTTATCAAATAAGAACTCTCTTTTTACTTGGTTCAAGACATCAAATAAATGCACTTTGTTTTCGTGTAACATAACTATTTCAAATAATGAATATCCTTCGTCTGTAATCTTTGGTGCGTTCGTAGTTTCTTCCTCTGTCTTAGCATCTAATTCTAATAGATCATCATTGCCCTTATTTACCCAAGCATCAACCCCCCATTCTACTAATTGTTCTTCGTCCCAATTATTAGCGAGGTCATCCCAATTCCATTCGCCGAAACTCGCGTTATCTTTTACTATAAATTCTTTTTGCTGATCCTCTGACCAATCTACTATTTGCACGGCTATATCTTTATATCCTGCTTCCTTAATTGCCTTTAGTCGCATATTGCCACCAAGTACAACCATATCTTGATTAACTACAATAGGGCGGACGTTTAACATATCAGGGAATTCCTGTATTGACTTTACAAGTTTTCTAAACTTATCATCTTTAATTAAACGTGGATTGTTCGGATTAGGTTTTACTTCCGCAATCTTTACTTTTTTTATCATAGGTTTTTGATTTACCTCCCTTGACCTCTATATGCTTTTGGTTTTGGGCTATGTTTGTTAAAGGATTTTTTAGCGTGTCCGCATTTCCTTTTACCAAAGTTAACCTTTTTTGAATCACTTTTAACTTTTGCCATTTATTTTTTTATTATGTATTTCTTTTAGATAATCGTAGTGTGTCTTTGTATCCCCCATTACAAGATGGCATTGCCTACATAGCGCCTGTAAATTTTCAATTGTGTCCGCCTTCTTAGATCCGCCCATTCCCCTCGCGTCTATATGATGAATGTCTACTGCTTTTGATCCACAAGCCTCGCAAGGTATAAAGTCCTCTATTCCGTAACCGAAATAATCAAGATATATTTTAACGTGTTTTTTCATTATCGATTTGTTCAAGTTTCCTTTGCGCCCAAGCTACTCCTTCATCCCCTCCCCAAGCTAACCACATAAGCGCACCGCAATCACTTTTAGGATCGCCTTTGCTATTCTCTCTATGCCTTTCGAAGGATGCCATCCTCGCAATAGTGTCCCTTGTAATATTCTCGCCCTTAGCTAATTGATTAGCACGCGCCCAACCAACAGGCGTTCCACACTTACGATCATATTGATCTCTTATATTTATTGCTCTTTGCGCGTTTACTCTTGCGGCTTGTGGGTAGTCTTTGTAACTATCTGCCATTGATACACGAATTGCAGCCCAAACACTTTGCGCCTTTTCCTCTGTATCGTATATGCAAGCACCTGATCCTATTCTATATTTCCCGTTTGAACATTTAATAACTGGCATTGTCTATCAATTTACTATAAATAGCAAAGCGCTGCTTATTTACTTGGTGCAAATTAAAGTTCTTATTGCAATAATCGTATAGAGCGTTCCCGTAATGTGCGCGGGCATCCTGATCATTAACCAATAACTTGATCCAATAATACCAATCTTTCTGGCTATTGACGTGGCACGCGGGATAAAATCCTTTGTAAGGGTGTACGTTGCTGACAATAGCAGGGTTTTTCTTAGATGCCGTTTCTAATACTTTTAGATTAGACTTCATCGAATTAAACTTAGAATCTACTAAAGGAATCAGGCTTATGTCTGAATCACAATAAGCCGCCATATATTCCGTAACCTGATTATAGTTATAAATCGTAGGTTTTAACTTCAGTCCATTTGTAAAAGCGCAAATCATATTATCCCAAATAGGCTTCTCTGCTTCATTATATCCTGCTATGATTGTCCTTACAGGAAAGTTAATTCGCTTCATTGGATTGCGTAATATTTCTAAATCTTTCCCGTGTGTTCCTGATCCTGACCAAAACAATCTGATAATATCCGAAGGCTTTTTATCTAAAAGGAATTGTTCTTCCCCATATGGTATTGCATTAGGTAATATTTCTACATTTATATTATGCTTGTAAATTTCCTCTGCTAACCTTTCGTGAGTACAAGTACAAAGATCTGCAATCTGTATCCAATTTATAATTTGTTGGGATACATTATTTAAAATATAATGCTGATAAAGTATGTGCGAAGGTTCTAAATTCCAATAGTCATCATTATCAACTACCAATTTAAAGCCATACTTTTTGCGCCATTCGATCATTTGTTTTGGCGTTATATTAGCAAGCATCCTATTCATCACTACTATATCATAATTCCCTTCAAATGTTTCCTCGCTTATTGTATCGGTCATTAGGCAATAGTCTTTTTGCATATTCACTATTGGCATTATGATCCTATGATAACCAACGCCGCTTGTCTTGCTCGTAATTGCTAAAATTCGCATCTAAGTTTTTTTTCTGTATGGTATATTGGTTGGTATTTTTCCCAAACTGCTTGCGCTCTTTGTAGACTTTCGTCTTTCATTGCCCTGTATTCTGTTCCATTCCCGACATCGTGTCCTATGTGTTCGCTTCTTAGATCTGGAATATAGTAATTAGTAAACCCCGCAAGTATAGCCCTTTCTGCATAATCCTGATCCTGCATACCATATGGATCATATTCTGTATTATAACCGCCTATTGTATCAATCAGTTCCCTCGTTAAAAAATTATTCCCAAAAGGTGTATGCGTTTTATGAATCCCGTCTACTAATGGAGGCAAATGCTCAACACAATGTATGCCAATAATCCCTGTTTTTGACACACGTTCCGCAAACATAACCCAATTTTTAAGCCAATTGGTTGGTAATAGTATATCATTTGCCAAAATGCAAACGCCATCATACGCCCTTGTCATTTTTAATCCTACATTTACCCCTTCTGCAATTCCTCGTTTACCAAAGGAGGCATTGCACCCTTCCCAATTATATAAAGTGTATGGAACTCTGTCGCTTCCATTATCAATTAAATAACAATCGGCATTATATCCAGAATTAAAAAAATTCTGATCAATTACGCGCTTTGTTAAATCGTTTCTATTTAGGGTTAATAAGATTACGGCTATATTCATTTGTTCCTATTTTTTTTGCAGGCACGCCCGCGTATTTACTAAATTCTTCTGTTGCGCCTTTAATGAAAGCACTCGCGCCGATCATACAACCGCGTTCTATTGTGGTAAATTGATGAAGCACCGCGTTCAATCCTATATTTGAATAAGCTTTTATAATTGAATGTCCTCCTATTTTAGCGCCGCAACTTATTGTTACATTATCCTGAATAATACAATCGTGTCCGATATGCGCGTGTTTCATAATAAAACAATCATTTCCTATAAATGTTACTTCTTCTGTTCCTGCATCAATAGTAACTAATCCCGTAATAATATTATTATCTCCAATATATACTTTGCCAATTTCTTTATCCCAATATTTTTTATGCTCGGCGGGATCTCCTATAATACAATAAGCGCCAATATAATTATTGTCGCCTAATACTACATTTTTGCCAATAATGGCGGTTGGGTGTATAAAGTTAGCCATTGTCTTTTGGTTTTCGACCGCGTTTCTTCGGTTCTTCTTGTTTAAAAAAAAAGGTATTTAAAGTATCTTGTTCATTTTTATTTTCAAACCAATTATACAGGCGCATAATCATATCGAACTTACAAGCGCCGCACCATACTGAAAGTAAAAAATTTGGATCTAAATATAATCTATAAATATGCTCATACATTTTTAATTCGTTTAGATCGAGGTTTCTGATATAACCATTCTTTGCGCTTTCATAGTTCCCTATATTAGCGTTTAAAAAATCTCTATGTTCTTGTATTATTTCCATAAGTAGTTCCACATTAGTTTAGTTATTATTGGCGCTAAAAATCCTGCAATAAACATAGTTGAAGTTATGTTCTGGATTAATTCAGGTAGGAAATAGTGTATTGGTGCAAGCCACGCAGCCAAACAACTTCCGCAATTAAAGGGCTTGAAATTGATTCCCCATTTATGGTGTAGGTTATGAATTTCAGTAAAAAATAATGATGCACAGATAGCAGTTGTAATTGATAAAATCATTTTCTAATATTTGTTTTCATTTGTTTTTTGGTTTTATTTATCGTCCTTACTATTGACATATACGGGATTCCTGTCTTTCTGCTTAATTCTTTTGCGTTTTTTTTAAAGTCAATCGCATAAAGTTTTAAGATCTCCTTATTATACCAATGTAGTCCTTCTAAGTTCTGTTCAAGTTTATCAACTAAATCCATTTTATCATAATTGATTAACTCAAAGTCTTTGTCTACATTTACGAACTCGGTATGATTCCTGTAATTTTTATAAAATGTACTTCGATCACTCTTAATCATATTAAGCATAATTCGCACAATATAAAATTTCAACTCATTCCTTTCAAACATACCGATCAACTTATCTTCATTCATTTCGCAAAGAACTAAAAAAACTTCTGCCTTTAAATCATAACGCAATTCTTCTGGCTGCATTTTTTCAAACGCATCATTGACCTCTTTCGAAGTCCAATATTGTGTTAAAATTTCATTTTTGACCATTCTATTAGTGTTGGCTTAGTTTCTACTTCCGTACAAATATACACTATTCCACCACATTCATAAATATCTTTTAATCGATCCTTTTGTTCGAGGCTTAATTTGTCCCCTATTTTTTTAACTTCAACCGCCGTATATATACCTTCGCAACTATACCCTTGCAGGTCAGCCCAACCTTTTTGTATTGTACCTTTACGCTTTCCGTATGGAATATTGTTTACTCTATTTAACCTGAATCCTAAGTATTCGAGGTTTTTTTTAGCCCACTTTGTAAGATCGTTTGCTGATATGTCCATATTTTTTCGTAAAATTCTTTTTTAAATTTCAGTCTATTTATCTTTGGTTCTACTTCAGTATAACAAGCATAAAAGTCTGTAAAGTTATCAGTATAACAATACTTTGTAGTTCCGTAATGAGTATATTTAACTTGGTAGATTTTCAAAATATTTAACTAAAGCTAATTTTTTACATTGTAATTCAATAAAATCCTCGTTTTTAATATCTTTGCTAAACTTTTTACTATCTAAAGGGTGCATCTTATTTAGCCTGTAAAGATTATCTTCTCTGACTACCTTTATAGTTTCTAAGATTTGATCCTCTGTAAAGGTAAGCTTTCCTTGTTTTAAAAGTATCTTAAAAACTTTATCAGCATTGAATACCCTATTAAAATCTTCACGCTTACCATTTAGCCAATCGTTTTTAGTGAACTCTACTATTTCCTCGTCTGTTAATTGTTTAGCAGGGGGATCGGGCGGCGGAGGTATATTCTTTCTCACTTGGTTAGCTTTTGCTTTATAGGCGTTCATTATTCCAGAAATATACTTAGGGCTAAACTTTTCGTAGTGTTCGATATTGCAATCAAACTTACCTTGCACCGCCATTTTGAAAGCTATTCGCATTTCCTGAATAGTAAAAAAAGGATATGTAGTTCGTATAAAATCCTCTATTACTTCCAATTCGACCACATCAGGGAGGCGCGTTAATCCGATTAGAGTAAAGATATATGCCAAGTTTTCTCGTAGCGTTACAGGGCTAACAAGGTTTAATTTGTCCCCCCTGAATGCTTCGATTATTGGTAGATCATCCTGCTCTATTAACCCAATTGGCAAGGTCTTCCATTCGTTTCCTACTTGTAGCGGTTGCGTCAGTATTTTTTGAATTTCCATATTTGTTTTTATTTTGTAGCCAAGTATTTACACGGCGTTTAATATCAAAAAACTTTTGGGCTTCATAGCGTAATTTACCACTTTTTGATGGTTCTGTCCAATAATCTATAAATTCCTGATATGATCCGCCCAATAAAGTTACAAAAGGATCAATACTATTTATAAATAATTCTTTTTTATTTATAGTTATATTTTCAGTTTCAGTTTCCATATGCTTAGGCATATGCTTAGCAAGTGCTTCGCTTATGCTATCGTTTTTAACTGATTTAGCGTTATTTCGCCTACTTTCTGTAAATTTTGACCTCCTAATTGATTCGTTATACATCCGATCATTAATAAAAAATCCTTCTACTTGATCGAACTTGTCCCATATTTCGGCGTCATATGCTTTGCATATGCTTAGCATATCCTTTTCAGTTAGCCTGCCTTTCTGGTGTTGTAGGCATAGCAACCTGATATACTTACCGACTTGCTCGTCTGTCATTGTAAACGTTCCGCTTAAAAAATCGCTTGTATAAAATAGCACTGCTGGATCTTTAGACATAAATTAAAAATGGATCGCAGGCTCACAGATAATGGTACTATCTGCTTGCCCTTGATCCAATATATTTGTACTGCGTTGTACCATAACGCTTTTTTTATTCTTTAATAAAATTACTAAAATTTTCTATTTCTTTCTCTATTTCATCAACTTTTTCTTTATACCATTTTTCGGTAAACATTAGGTTTTCTGCCGTTTTTATGTTATAAATCACAGTTGTATGATCCCCAACTCCAATATGTTTAGCTATTTCATTAAGTGATAATTGAGTATATTTTTTAAGAATATAAGCCGCCGCCTTGCGTCCAAATATAACGCTTTGCCTTCTGTTCTTAATCTGGATACTCGTATCAAATACGTCCTCAACTAATTCTACTAATCTATGAGGCATAATACTTGTAGGAACAGATCCTATTGCAATATCTTCTGTTATCAAATTAGCTTTTACTAATTCTTTATGAAACATTCGTAAACTTTGCAATTGGTCTTTATAGCATTGTACTATATTATTATACTCCATATTTAAAATTCTAAATCGTCATTAAAAGATTTTGTTTCAGTAGGCGCAACGTAATTGTCTTCATAGATCTTATAATCAGGTTGCGCGGGCTTATCCTTATAGGAATTAACCCACATATTGTAACGTTGTCCGTTAATTGAAAATTTAATTACTTCTTTCCCGTCTTTGGTAGTGTTTTTCCAAGCACCCCAATTTTCTTTTTTTACTTCTGACATTTTATATTTGGTTTATGGATTCTTCTGAATCCTGTTTAAAAAATACTGCTTTAAATTCTGAATGTTTTTCCCAATGGTTTACAAAGGTAATCAATTGATCGTATGCCTCCTTATTATACCAAGCGTAATGGTATATTTTTGCCAGAAGCATTTGCCTTTCCATAGGTAAAAGCCCTTGCATCCCTTTCTCTAAATCTTGATAGGTTTCTTGCATATTACTTAATTTGGTTAGATAATAGGATTTTTAGGGCTTTCTCGTATTGCTCGTTCGTAGTATATGCGCTGATCTTTATGGCTTGCTGACTTTTTAGCTTTTCGTCCCATATAGTACTCTCTAAAAGGGTAATTAGCTTCATTCTTTTTTCTTCGCCTATTTCGTCCTTATGATCATTGGTAGCATCCGCGTCCTTAGTATCATCTATTGCGAATAATCCATTAAGGGCATATTTGCGGGCGTATGAACTCGCTGATCCTGTAATTTGTGCGGCGTCCATTCCTTTCTTTACATCTTCCTCGCGCGCCCAACCATATACCTTTACAGGAATTTCCTCATTGGCTTCATCTATTAGCATAGCGGTTGCCTTAACATAAACGCGGTCGGCTATTTGTACTACTTCATCACTAATTAATAGTGCGGTTTCGTACTTGTAAAGTATTGGCTTTACGGCTTCGATTATATCCTCTGCACTTCGGTATTTGTATTTGCCAAAGGAATTTACTTGATTTTTAGGCGCTTTTAATTCCGCCTGAATTTTTACTAATTTCATAGGTTTATTTTAGGTTTATAAATTTAATACATATCCCCGTATTCTTCAAATTTTTCAGTCCATTCGGACATTGGCGTAAATGGTATCGGAGGAAAGGGGTTTTTAGGTTGTTGTAATAAGTGCGGGAAATAAACCGCCTTAAAATCCTTTAATGTTTTACGGGCATTTTTAAGTAATTCGTATCTCGCTTTAGCATTTGTCCGATCACTTATATCGAATAGCCATTCATAATAACTAACGTTATCCCTTAGATTTGAAAGTTGGTGTAATGTATTCATTGTTTAATCTTTTGTTTCTAAAAATTTTTCTTCAAGTACTTTTTCTGTTGGTTTTAAAGATCCGCCTTGTGCTAAATGTAAAAACTTTTCGTAGGCTTGATCCTTATCAAAGCTACCAGAATCAGATACAAAATAATTATCTTCTT